CCTAAAGGCCCTGTAGTAGGCACACCAACTAATGCCCCTGCACCTACAGCTAAACCACCTGCTGCCATTTCAGTTGCCGTCTTGGCAAGTTGACGATAAGGATCTCTTCCTTGTTGTGCTGCGTTATACATTTCATATCCGCCAACAGCTGTGTTGGCCAGTGGACCAAGAAGTCTTCCTGCTCCTTGTCTTAATACTGTTTTACCACCTTGTTGTATAACTGTTTTAGGTGTAGAACGACTAACAATGGCTGCTGGATTAACTCCACCATAACGTTCCATACCAAAGCCCATGGGATTATAAGAAGAAGTCATGATTATCTAGTCGTGGTGTGAAGATAAAGGTTGGCACCGATTGCTGTATCAGCTGGCCCTGGAAGTGCTTGGATAAATTCAGCTCCTGATCGCTCATAGCGATAGCGAGCTTGCATGGGATCCTTGTAGTTAGGAACGTAAAGAATCTGTGCGAGACGATTTGTCTCGTACATATATACTTCGTCCCAAAGCTTTAAAGCTTCTTTAATACTACTTGAACGAATTGTTCGATCAACATCACCAATGATGCCTTCAACTCGTGTACTAGGAACTTGGAATTTATCTTCAAATGAAGCTAGCTGTGTTTTTTTCTCTGCAGCTTCACAACGACCAATCTGAAGAATAATTTTGTCATGAAAGACTGCATCAGGAACAGAGTTCAAAGACTCTTCCAAGCGTGCATAGTCACCTGCTGGAACACTAACAACGTAGTATCCCAAATGATATCGAACACGACTTTTATTAAAATCAGATAGTTGCACTGTATGCCGTCGTATTTTGTTATTATAATCTGCATTAATAAAAAAAGCCCCGAAGGGCTTTTATTAAACTCTAACTAAGTCAGCCGCAAAAACAGACTCCCAATCAACACGTTTGATTTGTTTTAACTGTTCCAGACTGTGAAATCGTTCACCCGATAAAGAAAGCTGTAGATCTTTAATTTCTCGTGCAGTCTTTAAACCAATCCCTTTAATGTGATCCGCAATCATTTGAGCGGTTGCCCCATTAATGTTTAAACGTGTTTCGGGAGGGAACTTACGAATTTCTTCTTTAGAAGCTGCATCCTTAACTTGAAGCGTTTGAACCTTTTTGGTTGCTTTTTCGTCTGGAACAACTTCTGTTTTATAAGCGGTAAATACGCGACCGTCCTGATCTTCGATCATGAACCATTCGCCATCATCCCACTCACTAACAACTTTAACTCGCGCTCCTGTTTTTACGTGCTGATAAAGCATAAGGACCAGATTGAATCTCTGGTCCTATCTTACATTAATTATCAGCTAACGATGCGATTAGGGAGATACTGCTCCATATCGGAGTAAGCTACTGCCACATCAGGACGAATGTAACAAACTTCAACAAGGATGTAACCCGTACGTTTAGCTGCTACGTCATCTGCATGTAAAGCAAAACCACCGTTTAATGCTGTTGCATTAGTAGTTGCTTTTGAATAAACATCAAAAGTAGTATCAGTAGTTAGCTCTTCGTACAGCCATTCCTTAGCCAAAATACCTGTGATGTTTTGGAAAGGGTTGGAACCATAGCCAGCAGAGCCTGCAGCGATGTTATTAGAGGCGGCAGTAAGATTGGCACCTTCAACAACACCAGAGGTGCTGACAGGGCCTGCAGGGCCGAATGCAATAACTTGCGTAGCACCTGAGGTTACCAGGCCGCTTTCTGCAACACGACCATCTCCCCAGCCTTTGGCCACGGAAATGTTTGTGCGGTAAACATATGAAGGACGGGTAGTATCAGCTGAAACTACCATTCCTGTGATGTCAGTACGGGTATCATCATTCCTATAAGGTGAAGGAATAATGACACTAGCCGTTGACGTGTAGCCTGTTGCTGTTACGGGCACATAACCACGTAACTGATAGAACTGCCAACCGGGGTTAGCAAGAACTGAGGTAGGTCCACCGTTGGAAGCATCGTTAGAGCCACTATCGTTGGTATCAATATTCTTGTACCAACCATTAAGAGGTTCGTTGAAGTTACCTGGGTAGATCTTCTTAGCAGACAAATAAGACATTTATCACTCCAAAATAATGTTGAGTTTTATTTTTATCAGACAGAGCCGTCGTCTTGGACGAAGCTGAAAGCATTTGTGATGAAATCTTTGTTCAAGATTTCAAAACCAGCATACAGTTGCCAAATCAGGATGATGAAACGACTGAAGTCATCATTGTTGTTAATGAGAACTTGAGCGTTAGGACCGCCAATACCAACACCAACGGACTGAGGACCGAAGAAGAAACCTTGTGCTACTTCTTTAGAAGCGTAGTTAGCACCTGCATCGAAAGAAGCAGTTACACTCTTATTGGGGAAGTTGGTTGACTCGAAGAATTTAACACCTTCAAATTGAACGCCAGTAGGCATTACAGGTTCGCCTGCAAGGAAATAACCTTGTCCAGCCTGTGGTCCCATGTAGAAACTGGAGTTGTTAGGCATCATGGGGTTAGCCATGTACATGCCTTGTCCAGGATTACCTGCGTAACGTGCAATCTCACGGAAGTCGGGGTCACGACGTAAGTGAAGCATGAAGGTAGGATCGCAAATACAGCGATACAGACCATCGGTGAACGTAGGTACGTTGCGCTTACGTAAATCCTTAACTGTTTCTAACAGGTCAGTACGAACAGAGAACTGTTGCACTTGATCAGCATATTCAGCAGCTGTGTAAGAAACACGGCCAGTTGCGTCTTTTTGCTTACCACCTGCAAAGTAGTAACCACCCTGTGTTGTAGAGGCAGCACCATTAGCTTCTGCTTTTGCAAGTTCGTCAATGAAGACGCGGTCACGCCAACGACGATAGTCATCAAGCAGCGTCAAGCTACCGATTGACTGGTGGAACATGTTCAGGTTGCCTGTATCAAGCAGCAAACGCTGAGCAGTAATAAGGGTTTCACGCGCAATCTTAAAAGTAGAAGGCTGCGTAGGATCACCTGGGTCCGCAGGACCGGTGTATTCCTTAAGCACCACAAGGACTTTTTCCTTAGTGATGTTACGGCTATTAGCTGTGCCAATAGTCTGATCTGAAATACGCTCACGGCTATCTTTAGTACCAGGAGTTCCCCAGAACTTATAGCGATCAAGCTGTACTGTTTGGCCAGGTTGTGAGGTGAAGTCATGTACGACGACAGGCTCAACAGCCATTTCACAGACATAGGCGGGATGCGGACGGTAAAGTTCCGCGCCTAAAATCTTAGGAAAATCATTATCAAGAAACACTTGCTTCTATCCTCCAGATATTTGGAAAAAGTAATTAATCGGGTGAAAGATTCGGGCAGTCTATTGCCCTATCTAAAGAAAATTTTAGCAGTCTGTAATTTATTAGACTGCTTTATGCATAACCTTGCATATTAAGACGAGAGTTTCTCGTATTAGATGAGCCTGGTGCTTCAGGATCAATCGCTTCTTGGAAACCAGGGATCCCCATAGATTGATAGAGATTAGCTGAACCACCACCTGACAAACCGCCAAGTCCACCAGCGCCTGCAATTAGACCGGCACCAGCGACACCTTGTACGTAAGGAACAGCAGCCATATATTGGTTTGCTTCTTTACGTAGTTTTTTTCCTGTATCGGTAGAATATTGATTACCTAATACAGGACCAGATCCTGTTGCCCTATAGCCTGCATCTGCATTTTTCAGATTTTCAGCAATAGTTCGTTTGGAAAGAAGCCTACGCATCGAAGGAATAGTGCTACCTGCGAAACCACCTAAAAGAGCCGCATTACCTGCTTCAAATAATAACCGTCCAGGGCCTTCTTGTGAAGCTTCCCCAGACGTAATATTACCCAAAGTTGCAAGGCCAGCAGCAGCAGTGCCGCCAGCCACAGCAGCTAGGCCAGGATCATTAAGCAATGGCTTCATTTGTTTATTTGCTTTTTGCAAATATCTTCCTGCCAATTGCATTAGATCACTCCATAACAAACAGTTTGTTTGCCATAACACGAGGATCAGCTTGGTTCATAATGCGCCAAGCTTGACTTGGATCTACATCCATCTGTTGCTTAAAGCTGCCCCAGAAATCTTGAGGAGCTTGTGGTGCTTCTGCCATTGGTGGAGCAGGAAGACCAGCAACATTCATGCCAGGTTGTTGTACCTGTGCAGTGGGATAACCACGAGTTTCAAGATCAGCTTCAGTCTCATACACAGGGCATGGACCTTCAGGACCGAAATACTTCAAGGTGTAATCAGACAACACATCGGGATTCGTTAAAATCTCGTTATATGCCAAGTTTTCTTGGTGCTCTTGAACAGCAAAGTTTGCATATCCAGTAAGAGTGTGTGTTGCTTGCTTGCCCCAAGAGACAGCACTATCGAGCATCCCTTCTAGGTTTAGGGCGTACTGATTTAGAATTGCCGGAGCTTCTGTTCCGTAATTCGACACCACCATCCGACTTTCCGGACTCCACTGCAGCAGATCCGCCACGTCCCCCAATGAGTTGATCGAGGAGGTTGGGGAAGAGTTGTTGTAAGAGGTCTGGCTTGTTGGCCATGTCTGCGGAGCCGATTGTACCGAGGTCGATGCCTGGGCTTGCGGTACTCCGTAATTGGCTGGACTGTATTGAGTCGTCGGTGATGGTTGACCCTGGAATGGGGATTGCACCGGACTTCCCAACAGATTGACTACCCTGTTGAATGCCGATTCCCATGGATTGCCCTGGGCTGCCGCCGATTCCTGGGATTGGGGGGCGAATTGTGACGGGGCGGATTGGTAACTGGTAAGTCCCTGAGGTGCGGCCTGGGGCACCGCCTGGGGGTAGTACGTTCCCACTTGGGTCGGAGCTACTTGTGTTGGAGCTGCCGGTGCTGCCGGTGCTGCCGCCACGTAATTGCTCGGAGCCACCGCTGGTTGTTGGGGGCTCATCTGTGGGATCGATTGGACGGTAGCGTCCTGCATAGCTCATCTCCTTTTGTAATGCTTCTAAGGTTCGATACAGATAGGGAGTAAGGTCCAAACGTGGATCTGCCGCCATGGGTAAATCTGGAGCTTGAGGGTGGGGAGTCTGCATCATTCCCCCCACTAAACGAGAAAACTGGGAATAAGCTCCCTGTAATTCGTTGACCATCCTGAACGGGAAGCCTGAAAGCATCTCCGCTCTTTCCTCTTCAGTTTTTGAAGGGAAAAGATATTTCAGTGCTTCTATGCTATCAACTCCTAACTCTTGTAAGTTTCTAACAACAATAGAGTTGTTTAAAATGTCTTGAGTTGAGTCTTCATATACAGGCCCTAACCAACGCCAAAGCATTGTGATATCACCATCAGGAATTAAACCTTTAACACCTGGAGGAATCATTTGTGCTTTAACGCAAGCCATCATCAGTTCTTTCATCCTTGCGTCAAATGAAGCAAGAGCTTCGTTATACATTGCTAGCTCTTCTGGTGTTGCATTCTCAGAAGGAGGAATTGGCTTTTCAAATTTTGCAGCTGCAGCCAATGTATTTTTAAATAACTGTTCCTCTTGATAAATGATTA